TACAACAGCTACAATTTTAAACATTACTTTTTCTTTTTGCCTTTTTTGGTAACTTTTTTAGCTTTAACCATTTTGCCAAACATCATTTTACCATCTTTTTTCTTACTTCTTTTCTTCATTCCTCTTGCCATGAATATCTCCGTATTGTTGTCTTACGAGTACGGTATCTGCATAATAATCATTTGACCAATGCTCGTAATAGTTTGTTTTTCTCAAAGATGAACTGCCATCTTCAAGCTTTTGATAACTCTGTATCAAAACCATATAAAATTCATTGTCTGGCTCAAAATCATCACTTTCTAAGAAATCTATTTCTTCATCGTCAGGATAACTGGCAATTAAGTAAACATCTTCTCTTACAAAGACTTTATTAAGAGCATGGACATAATCGTTTAATTCGTCTGCTGTTATGTAAAGATCTGCACAAGCAACAATGACAACATCATATTTGCCAAATTGTTTTGCTTGGTCAACAACCTTATTAAGAAAATCTTTAGAGTCTTTTACCTCTACAATTTTTAATTTATTTTCTTCTCTAGTTTTCTTAGCAAACGGACATACTGGCAAGTTACTAAGATTTACATTTGGCTTTTCAATAAAATCTTTAGACCATGTTAAAATATCCTGTGTTATTGTCCGCTTCACCTAAATCGTCTAGTTTTTTTGGCAATGCGTTTTGGTTGTCTTGAATGTTGTTTACCTCGTCTTGTATCTCTACGTTTGGCTCTAGTAGTAGAAGCATATTCGGAAGCTGTCATAGATTTGATTGCAGCTTCAGGTAAATATCGTTCACCTGTTTCACTACTTTTCTTACCTGACTTTGTTCTCCATTTTTGCTTTGTCCAATTTTTAAGACTTCTTTGACTTTTTTTTAGAGCCATTCTTTTTCTTTCCTAATTTTTTAAAGTCTGCTGCTGTAATTTTTCCAAATGGTCTAGCAACATCAATTTTCTTTTGTTTTTTGCTTAATCTTCTTGGCATTAGTTTTTATATCCTCCACCTGCTGCTTTATATTGTTTAGCCAACATCTGTGCCTTACGACCACTCCATTGACCTTTTTTTCCGCCTTTTGTTCCTGCCATAATTTTATTAAATAATCTTTTTCTTAATGCAGGTTTTGTGTAATTACCTGCTTCATTCACTCTTGATTTAGTTTTCTTTTTCATATCCACTCATCTTGTTTGTATGGAGAATGCTTACAATCAAAACACATCCACTTATCACCAATACCAAGAACAAGATCAATTGGATCACATTCTTTGCATTGACGATTTCTTTTTTTTATATCCATCATTTTTTCACCACTAGGTAATTCCTGTGGTTTCTTTTCAGGAAATAAATCGAAATATTGTTCAGCTCTTTTTCTTCGCTTTGTTTCGCTTCGAGATTGCCTTTGCCTTTTTCCTTGCATCTGCTTTTGAACTTGCTCCCCATTTGCGTAATGACAATAACAATCGAGTTGGTTTTCCGTCTTTGTATTCCTGACCTTTTGCATTTCCCATTCTTGCTAGGAAACTTGCTCGTCTAGGATTATCACCAGACTTAACAGGTGGTTTTAAGTTTAGTCCTTCAGTTCTTTTAAAGTACCTACGACCTGCTGCTGTTAAACCACCAGTTTTACTTTTATGTTCTTTCCTCATTTCTTTTTAAACATACCCATTACACCAGGTGCAGCTCTTACTCCAAGAGAAACACTACAAGCTAAATATAAAAGATGTTTATAATAATCTGGTAGTTCGTGTAATGCTTCGAAACCTGCTTTGATGTGTGGTGTCCAACCAGGTATAAATACTGCAACAGCAGGGAGCATTAAGCAAAGCAAAACAAATTCGTCTTTCCAAGATCCCTTCATTTGTTCTACGGCAGAAGCTTCCCATTTTATTTTACCTGCTGCTATATCTTCGTTTTTCTTTTTCTCTGCTTGTATCTGTGCAATCTTAACTTCGCCTTTAAGTTTTCTTGTTTCAACAAAACCTTTAACTCCGTCTGCAACTACACCTAACAATGGTTTTGCTAATAGCTGCCACATACTAGAATATGCTGTTTAAAATTATTAAAATTATAATCACTCCAACTCCCATTAGGAATAGTTGTACTGATCTTTTTAATCCTGTCCAAAAATCTACAAATTTAGTCCACATATTATTTTCCTCTCATTACATCCGCTAGTGCTTTTGCACGATTGGGTGTTTGTTGATGCCAACGACTTTGTAATAACTCATCGGCACATTTATCCCACGCATGATCTTTTGCATGAGCTAAAGCATTTTTAAATTTTGAAACTCCATTAACTCCAAGTTGAAATGCCATTTCTACAAACACTCCAAACTTTTCATCTGGTAAATTCATATCCTGGCACAATCTTGTTGCACCTTCTAATGCAGTTTTAAAATCTTTTTCAAAGAGCTGCATAATAAATTCATCATCGTACTCTTTGTTTACATCTATTTGATCATCCATCGTAACTAAATGACCAATGCCAATTGTGGCATTACCAAGATGATCGAGGTAACATTTATTTACCTTACCTTCATGTTGGGTAATTCTATTTTTTAATTCTTCAATGAAGTTCGAATTTGTTTTTTCCATAATAATATAAAATATGCACACCTAATTTTTTTTGTTCAGATGTAGCTCTCCTGTTTATTCTTTTACCTTTATGCTTACCTGTTAAACGTAAAGAAACTGTTTTGACGTCTATAAGTAATACTTCTTTTTTTTTGGAATGAACGGCAACCAGGTCAACTGGTGATGTAACACTTAAACGAAAAAAGACATAATAACCTTTGTCGCTTAAATATTTGGCAGCAGCTAATTCAGAAGAAGTACCCTTCTGGTGTTTTTTATTCAAACCAATAAATTTCTAACTAATAAAATAAGATTGGTGAACACAGCAAAGCCAACTGTCCAAATAATCATTTGAATATTTTTTATTGATTTCTCAATATGAAAAAGATGATTTGATTTTATAACACTTATATCTTTTTTAATTAATGCAATCTCTTTATCTAATTTATTAATAAGATCCTTGTTCGTCTGTGCAGTTGCTTTTGCCATGTTACTTCCTTTATTTTTTTTCTATAATACGATAGATTTTTAATTCACCTTCACTATCAGGTCTTAATTCTGCTTCAACTAAGCCACATTCATAACGAATTACATTCGTTCTATTGTCAGCCAAATTCCTCTCACTTTCCCTTTTAACTTTAAGGCAATGAGATAGACCTTCTGTTTTCATAAAACCATCCATTGAGCCATTTACAATCATCATCATTGCAAAAACAGTTTCAATAACCGCCATTGTTTCTTACCTTGTCTTTTAAATCTTCAACATCTTTTTGGAGTTTATCTACTTGTGTTTTTAAAAAATCTATATTGACTCTGTTGTTCATCATGCTTTCCATTTCTTTAGTAACTTTTTCTAATTGTGCAGCCGTAAATTCCAACAACATATATTGCTCCTGATCGATAGGTTTTTGATCAGCAGCTTTGAGTAAGTCTGCTTCAAATAAAGTTGCTCTTGTTTCTATGTTATTTAATCGTTCAATGATGCCAAAGTAAGCATAAACTCCAATTGCTGTTGCTCCGAGTATGCTTAACAAATTTCGGAGTGGCATTGAAATACCTGTATTGTCTGAAATCTTCATTTACCACAAGTACACATTTCTTCGTTGCCACCGCAATCTTCACATTTAGGATTAATCATTAAGATGTCTCCAATCCATACATTGAAAAATATCCATTTTCATAAGTGCCTGTTATGTTGTTTGATGTATCAGCTAAAATTATTTTAACTCTATCGTAAGCTGTGGAAGTGCTACTATACCCACCACTATTGACATAATAATCTCCACCATGTTCTCTGTTATTAGTCATAGAATAAGTAAATCTAGTAAGCTTTGCTTCTCCTAATCCGAAAATCCACATATGACCTGAAGTTTCATTTGTATCGTCATCTCCAATGCTATCAGCAATTCTTAAAAATGTTGTGTTAAGATATTCTGCACTACCTAAACCTGCCGATCCTAAATTTTGTGCAACTTGAGACATATAATAAGTTGAGCCAGTTTCAAAAGTGCCACCGCTTGTGCCTATTCTTAAACCCATTCTTGAATTAGGTGAAGTTGTACTATCAACATGAACATCTGACCATATAAGCAAACAACCTTGATAACTAGATAGACCAGTAAATTCTATTGAAGCTGTAGATGAATTTACATTAGTTGTAGAAATATGTTTTAATGCACCACCACTAAATCTTGCAGAATTTAATGTTCCACTAGATATATTACTTGCATTGAGAGAAGTTAAATTTGCTCCGCTTATTGCAGGTAAACTTCCAATCCCTGTGCTTCGTACTGTTGTTAATGCCATTCTATGCTCCCTTTGGTATATCTGATTTTACTTTAGCAATAGCATCTTTCCAATTTGATGTGCCATTTACATTATCCCAATATTGCATATCTAGTTGTTCTTGTATGCTTGGGTATTTGTCTGCTCTATCTCTTTGATATTTATTATTATCAAATATGTTTTGTAACTCTGTTATTTTTGTTTTTATATCTGCTTTAGATATTTCTGCTGTTCCGTTCATCCACTCTATCTCGCAAGTGTCTAAATTATCGCCTTTAATATTTACTTCAGCTTTTGAATTAATTGATAATATTGCTTGTGCTATCGTAATCATGCACCGATCTCCATTAATGTTAAAGTAGCAGTTGCATTATCACGACAAAAAGTTCCTGTAACACCTGCTGCTTGATAAGTAGAATGTTTAACAGTATATGTAATTGCAGAAGTTGTACTAGGACTATCTATGTGTGTCATTGTAACTACATTCCTAGTATCTTGTGCAACAGCATTATCTCTCAAAAAATACATAGCAGTACCAGAATTATCATAATCCATAACAGTACCTGCGCCACTTGTAATTCTAATACCATAACCATCATCTTTATTGCCATTGTTTGATCTACTAGTTCCGTATCTAAAAGTTAAAACTATTAATACTTTTGAAGATGTGGCTGAAGGAGTAATTGATCCTGTTAAACCTGTTGCAGCTAAAGTAGAAGAAGTTGTTGTTGTAGCCGTAGAATAAGTAGAAGTTTGTGCTTGTAAAATTTTACCAGTTGAAAAATTTGTTGTAAATGTACCACTACCATTACTAGAAACAATACTGTTACCACCAGAATCTTGTAAATCATCTACTCTTAAAATTGAACTCATTTACTTATACCTTTGGGTTGTCTGCTTTTACTTTTGCAATTCTTGTTTTCCACGCATCCATGTCTTTATAGATTTCATCTAATTGATCTCCTATATCGCCATATTC